ATCGATCGTAGCCCGATTGGTTAAATGTAGTCACTACTGCGTATTTGGTCATTGTGGAATCCATATAGTATTGGTTTTGCTCTTTACTGGAGAGGCGATGTAAGGTCCGCATAGGTCATTGAGCCATTGACGATGCTGTTCTTGTTGCCCGTTGTCCTCTAACAACAACCAGGGTCGATTTCGTTGTATAGTGTCACGACTGCCGTCTAACACTGCATTTTCAAAACCTTCAACATCGATCTTGATCCAGTCAACTGATTGAAAATCAAATCGATCCAGTGTAGTTAGTTCTCCGGTATGTTTTTCAAACTCAGGATTGGGGATAAACTCTTCAACTTGTTTAGTGTGTCCACATTTAAGAGTTTGTAATTCAAATGTTACTGTTTGATCTTTATCGCCGAGTCCCAAGTTATGCAATTCTACATTGTCGTAATTTTCTAGATTTTTTTGCAAGACTTCGAAGTTTTTGAATACTGGTTCAAAGCAGATCACTCGTTCAAACAGTTCTGCCGAAGGACGAGCAAAGATGCCAATGTTGGCACCAATGTCGATCATGGTTCGTTTGCGTGGAATATTGTTAAAAATGTAATAGCGATAGCGTTGTTGGTAATGAATATCTATTTGTTCTTGCAGTCGTACACTAAACCAACCATCTGGTGGTTCAGGACTATACCAAAGTGAGTTTATTTTGTACATTGATGGTTTCCGATAACTATTTACTACATATTATGAACATCAGTATTTTTAATAGATTTGGCGCATTGAATTCTGTGCCCGTGTTTGAAGCATTTGCTGCTGGTTGTAAAAAGAACGGCATACGAGTTACCGAACACAACTCCGCAGCAGATGTGGCTGTGATCTGGAGCCAGTTATGGACCGGGCGCATGGCTGCTAATCGTGCTGTATGGCAAGAGTTTACAGCAGCAGGACGCCCAGTTATAGTATTAGAAGTTGGGCAACTCATGCGCGGTGTGACCTGGAAGATGGGCATCAATGGTGTAAATGCTCGTGCCCAATGGGGTGAAGGAATAGAATCAGGGCGAGTCGATAAACTGTCAATGCGTCTGCGACCTTGGCACCAAGGCGATCATATCTTGATAGCTATGCAACGAAGTGACAGTGAGCAATGGGCAGGGTTGCCGCCTGCTGAACAATGGCTCAAGAAAACAATAGACGGCATACGAGCACACACTGATCGTGAGATTATCGTGCGCCCACATCCTAGACAACGACTGAAGCCTATATCCGGTGTTCGGATACAACAGCCACAGGCTCTGCGTGGAACTTACGATGAGTTTGATTTCCGCAGCAGTTTAGGTCGTGCCTGGGCTGTGGTCAATGAAAACTCTGGACCGGGTAGTCAAGCCATCATAGATGGTGTACCGGCATTTGTGGGTGCAGACTCCATGGCAGTGCCTGTGGCCAACACAGACTTTGCCCTTATAGAAAAACCACGCATGCCCGAAAGAGCAGCGTGGTTAGAGCAATTGTGTCACACAGAGTGGACACTGGGTGAAATTACATCTGGATTACCTATAGGTAGGTTGTTGAAGTCTCTTTAGATCGGCATCCACCATATCACGGATCATGGTAGCAAAGTTGGTCCGTGGTTGCCATCCTAGTATGTCTCTAGCAGCAGAACTATCACCATGCAGGCTGTAGAGTTCAGCAGGGCGTTTGAATCTTGGATCTGACTTGACCAATGGTTGCCAATCTCCAATGCCTGCATGTCGAAATGCCACATCGCAAAGTTCACCAATGCTGTACTGCTCACCGGTAGCGATCACATAGTCACGGGCTGTTGATTGCTGTAGCATCATCCACATGGCTTCTACAAAGTCTCCAGCAAACCCCCAATCTCGTTTGGCATCTAGATTACCTAATGTGATAGAATCAGCAAGCCCTAATTTAATACGGGCAACACCATCTGTGACTTTGCGTGTGACAAACTCTCGACCGCGCAATGGACTTTCGTGATTGAACAAGATACCCGAACATGCGTATAGGCTGTAACTTTCACGGAAGTTAATGGTCATCCAATGACTGTATAGTTTGCTCACACCATAAGGGCTTCTTGGTCGGAACGGCGTGGTTTCTCCTTGAGCGCCTGCTTCTGTAGCATTACCAAACATCTCTGATGTGCTGGCTTGATAGAAGCGTGTATTAGGGCTGTGACTGCGTATGGCGTTGAGTAAGTTCAGCACACCCACAGAGTTCACTTCTGTGGTGAGTTTGTTGAGATCCCAACTTGCGCCCACAAAACTCTGTGCTGCAAGATTGTATACTTCTGCAGGTTTGAGTGTTTGCATGAGATGATTCATGTTGTTTTCATCGGTGATATCACCGGTGATCAACTCGATATCGTTCTCAATACCTAACCAACGTAGATTGTCTAAGTTAGGGTTTGAATATCGTTTAACAAGGCCATAAACATGGTAGCCTTTTTCGATTAGCAATTTAGCTAGATAAGGACCGTCTTGGCCGGTCATGCCTGTTACAAATGCGGTGCGTTTCATAACAGTATGTATCACGCAAACCGATCATAGTGTAATATCTTCCATACCTGCTGTACGTAAACGAACCACGTGGCCCATCTGCCATTGTTTGGTATCCAGGCCTTTCATGATACCCAACCAGCGATTTCGCAGTAATGCTACTTCGTTGATGATGGTTTCAAAGTCCACAACTTCGTCTTCACCCTCTGCGTACTTTTCGGCATCTCTTGATGTAAGAGCACGGGCATAGCCTTCCAGATACTTTTGGAAGTGTTTCCTGCGTATCTTGCGTAGTTGGATGTTGAGATAGTTTAGAACTGCTTCAATCTCTTGTAGTTGATTGAAGCGTTGTTCCGTGATACCGGGCAAAGCAGAGATGTTCTTTTCCAGCACACCCGAGATTTTGCAATCTCGTTTGGCCAGTTCAATCTCTGCTTCAAAATGGTCTATAAAATCAGGAATGGCCGCCAAGTTGGCCACTACCTTGCTATACCACATCAGTTTTCCCAGTCGTCTTCGTGAAAGTCTTCTTCTTCCTCGACATCTTCCTCATCCTCATCCTCGTAGGATTTGTCATTGTCGAGATATGCGGTAAGAGCACGTTTGATATCTGAATCACCCTTGAATGTGTCCTTGATATCGTCTACATCACAGTCGTTGTCGATCAAGATAGCCACAACTGTTTCTGCTGCTTCGTCTCGATCCACTGTGTTCACATAACGCTTGAGTTCTGACCACATTTCGCTGGCCACTGCTACTGCTTCATTCATTCTGCTGTCTCCTCAGCGGTACTTACCTCTTCTTTGTGATTTGCAAAGTCTGTCATGGCACGGTCCAAACAACCTTCTTCATTGGCTTCCCACTTCTTGCGGAACTTCTTGATGATCTCGCCGTCGGTAGTAACAAACACTAGACTATTGCCTTCCTTCTTTAGCAGGTTGCGTTTCTCCATGAGATCCACCATACCCGAGTAAGGACTCATACCTGTTTCATAAGGAATCTTGACCTGCACGCCTTCAAATGGTTTTGCGTAGCGTGTTTTCATTACCTTACAAGCAGCACGGATACCCATGACATCTGAAATCTTGTTGCCATCCTCGTCCTCTTTGAGTTTGAGTTTCTTCATAGCCACAACGATACTACTAGCATAGATAAAGCCTTGACCGCCGGAGATCTTATCATCAGGATCAAACATATCTTGACTTGCATATGTGTGATTGGTACACACCAATCCCACATTATATGAACCAAACATGTTCACACAGTTACGCACAAGACTGGTAAGTGCTTTGGGTTTACGACCAAGGTCACCTTTCATCTCGCCTGCATCAAACTGATTCACATCAGTGGGTGTGAGCAACATGCCTAGACTGTCAATCACAAACATGACTTTAGGACGTTCACCGTCGGGCAATGCCTTGTAGTCGCTCATGAATGTTGAAATTGTTTTGGCCACATCGTCGATCATAGCCATGCTGAGTTTAAGCAGTTTGCTATCGCTAGTATCCACGCCCAGTGCTCTAAGCCAGTTTTCATCCAGGGCATTTTCACTGTCGATTAGCACAACATATATGCCCTGTGCTTGAGCGTTCTTGATAATGTTGCCGGAGCAGATATAACTTTTGCCTGCGCCCGAATCACCAGCAAACACAGTGACCTTGCCCAATGGAATACCTTTGTTAAAGTCTCCAGAGATCAAGTAGTTCAAGGCATAATTGCCTGTGGAGATCCAGTCTGTTGGATCGTTGAAACCAATGCTCAATCCTTCGATTGACTTGGTAATTTCCTTACGGAATTTTGAAACATCAAAAGGTTTACCCATATGTCACCTATTATTTTATGAAAGAACACAGAGGGAGAACCCCTCTGTGTGATACTGCTGCTTACTTGTTTTGACGGCTACGGATCATGGCCAAGATGTCCTCGGCCTTTTTGTTGCCTTCTGCTGGCTTGGCCACTGGTGCCGTTGCCTCAGGAGTATCCTCGTCGTCGAATGCATCTACAGGTGCCTTCACAGCAGGTGCTGCTTTGGGTGCTGGAGTATCTTCATCCGCATCCGGTGCTGCACCAGCAGGTGCTTGCATGCCAGCAGGACGGAAGTATTGTCCCCAACGCTCCATGTCAAATGCTTTGCCATCCACACTTGCTTCAAACATTTCTTTCATGACCTTGAGTTCCACATCAGTGGGCTTCTTGGGCAAGAATGTGCTCAAGTCAAACAAGCCGTGTGTCTCAATGGCTGCTTGTTCTTCTTCAGTGAGTGCTGATTCTTTGCGAGCCCACTTTGAAGTGTTGTAGTCAGCGTAGCCGCCCTTCTGTGTCTTGGTGATACGGAAGTCCAGACCACTCATGATATCTGTGGGCAAGTTCTCCAATTCAGGATCCATCAATGCGCTCTTGATCAGAGTAAAGATCTGAGGTCCGATGATGAAACGACGGATTGGATTAGGTGGTGTCTTGTCGTCAGACAGTGGGTTCTCACGCACAAAGCCCTGGAACACATAACTGCGTTTCTTCCAGTATTTACGACCCATGTCTTCCAAGCTAGGGTCCTTGAACCAAGGGCTGACCTCGGAAAGGATTGGACAAGTTTCGTTCCACATGTGCATACAT